GCCCCCCCTTGCCCGCCCCGGCCACCACCGGCACAATGCGAATGGTTTCGCGCGCCGCGCAGGGCTGGACAACTTGTTCCAGGCTGCGCGATGCGCCGCCGACAATAACGCGATAACCGGGCAGGTTGTGGCGCAGCAGGTGCGCCTCGAAGCCCGCAAAATTGGCGCGCAGCGCGCGGATGGCTTCCGCCGGGGAAGTGATGTCAAATCGATGCACGCGGCCAAAGGCGCGCCCCAGGTGACCGTAGAGGAGAACCGTTTTGTTCATGGGGTCTCTGCCTGCGATTGATGGCGCAGCACATGCGTCGTCACCTTGCGGTAATAGCCACCGTATACATCGCGGCTGGAGAGCCGCCCGTACAGGTGATGCAGGATCAGGTTGTCGCCCAGATATATACCCGTGTGGTTGGGCACGCGCGCACCAACTTGCATCAGCAGCGCGTCATGCGGCCGGATATCCTCCGCCGGTACGCGCGCAAAACCCATCCCGGCATAGTGTTCGAGCAGGATGTTTTGCCCCTTCACCCACCAATGGTCAGCGCGCGGCAGGTCGGGCAGCGCGATGCCCAGCGTGCGCTGGTAGTAATCGCGGCACAGCGCAAAGCAATCCAGCACGCCATGGTGGAAGGTGCGCCCGGCCAGCGGCGCGAGGTAGCCCGAGGGCGCGCATTCATGCACCGCGCCGGTCGGCCAATTGACGATGATCCAGGGCAGGCCCGAGGCCTCGCACTGCACGCGGTCGGCCTCGCTGGGCAGCGGCGGCAGGTCGGGGTGAGAATGCACGATGGCGATGATCTCGCCGGCGTCTTCCGCCGCCGCGTAATCCACCGGGTCGAGGATGAATTCGACATCCCCGGCGGCCATGTTGCGACAGGCGATGTAGCGCTCGCGGCCATGGGCGACGATGACCAGGCCGCAGGCCTCGCGCGGGTAGTCGCGCCCCGCATGGGCGCGGATGGCGGCCAATGTCATCTCACTCAGTGCGATCATCATCTTAATAGCCCGCTTGCCGGAAAGCCGCCGAAGGGCAGCGTGGCCGACTGGCCAAAGCGCAACTTGCAGCCGGTGGTCTTGTGGCTGCATTTGTCCAGCGCGGAATCCGATGTCGCCGTATCGTCTTCCTTGGCCACCGCGCCGCCGGCATAGCTGCATTCCGCGCTGCGGTACACCCAGGCGCAGACGTTCTGGATCACCTGGCGGCGCGGCAGCATGACGCCGGCCACGTCGAACGCGGCGGCCAGCTCCCATTCGACGAATTGGCCCGGCAGGTGCGCGCTCTTCCGGTCGATGAACCAGACTTCATCGGCAAACGCCGCCGCCGGGTCGGCCGACGGATTCACGCCGCCGGAGAAATTGACCGCGTCGAGATATTTGACCAGCGTGCGTTTGCGGGTCAGCTTGGCGCCGACCAGGTCGGCATACAACAGCGTCAATGCGCCAATCGCGCCGGTGACATCACTGACGCGCACCTTGGGGCGCGGCAACGCGCCGCTGCTGTTACGCGCGAAGCCGCTGGCCTCGATCGGGAAGCGCGTGTAAGTGTCGCCCGCCCACACCACGTCGCCGCCCAATGCGTTGACGCCGGCATGGAAGCGCAGCAGCGAGCCGCCCAGCGTCGTGGCGTCGAGCGCGAACAGCTCGACCAGCGCACCGGGCGCGGGTTGCTGGATGTCGGATGCGATGGGCATGATTTACTCGCCGAAAACCTGATTGAAGGTGGCGGTGAGCGTGGCCAGGCCGCGCCCGTGTTCCTGCCGCCGCCAGGTGGCGCACAGCCATTTGCCCGCCGTGCCGTCCGGGTCGGTCCAATCGAACGATGCGCCGATGGAAGCGATCAGGTAGGCTTCGATGGCGTCGGCCACGGTCAGCGTCAGGCCGGGGAAAGTCAAATCCCACACGCGCGGCGCGGTGTTGATGCCGTCGGCCACGTGCTGTTGATAGCCGTCGCCGAAGGCAGCGGCCAGCACGCGCGGGGCGACCGCCTTGCTCGCGCCGGGCGCTGGAATCCAGCCAAACGCGCTCATGCCAGCATGCCCCCGGGCCGCCGCTCGTCGATCAGCACGCCGCGCACCACGCCGGCGATGCGCCGGCCGAGTTCCGTCGCTTGCGCCGCGTCGCCCTGCACGCGGCTGCCGCCGGCATCGACGGCGACGCTGACGCTGACGTTGTAGGTATTGCCACCGCGGCCGCTGTTCTGCGCGGCGGGAATCACCGCCTCGCCTTTGTGCAGGAAGGCCAGCCCGTCGCGCGGAATGAAGTCGGTGCCGGCCGCGAAAGTCGCCATGCGGTCAAGATTGACCACCGGCGCGGGCGCCTGGGTGCTGCCCAAAAACCCGCTCAGCGCGGCGCCGACAATCCCTTCCCCGATGCCGCCGACCGTGCGCCCGAACAAGGCCCGGGCGATATCCGCGGCCATCGCCTCGGCCACCATGCGGCGCAGCATGGTGGTAAAGCCTTCGAGCATGCCGCGCAAGCCTTCGGAAAACGGGTCGAACAGGAAATTCGCCATCGCGTCCTGGATGTTTTCAGCGGCCTTGCGCGCGAAATCGCTCATCACGTCATCCTGTTTCATCAGCTCGGCCGTCATGCGCTCTTGCTCGGCCGCCATGCGGCGCGCGACCTCGGCCGTGACGCGCATGTTTTCATCGGATGCATCGATGGCCGCGCGCATCGTCCTGGCCAGCGCCATCTGCGCATCGTTCGCGCCCAGGCTTTGCAGGCGGAACAAATCCAGCCCGGAGCCGGACTTGCCCAGCTCCGACCACTCCTTGGCCATGGCCTGCAAGGCTTTGGTGACTTCGTCGAGCGATTCTTTTTCGCTTTTCGCGCTTTTCGTAGCCGACCCGCCGATGAACTTTTCGAGAGCGGAATTGGTTGGCTTACCGGGTGTAGGCGCAGCAGCGTCTGGGGTCAAATCCGGCAGACCGAGCGCGTCCTTTTTCCCGGTCCAACCCTTTACACGGGAATCACCGAAGATTAAATTCGCAATGGAACCGGGTTTGTTTCCGATCTCAAGGGATAGCGCGTTATGGATTTTCAGCAAGCCGGACACGATTGGATTGACCGTCGACGTGAAAAATCCGCCGGCAATGGTCTTCAGGTCTTGCCACTTGTCGTTAAATTCGTCGGCGCGCTTGGCGCTTTCGGTGGTGACTTTCGACAGCGCAGCGCCCTGGGCAATCAGTTCTTTGATGGCCTTGCCGCCTTCGGCCATCAATGGCGCGGCGTCCGCCCAGCCCTTGCCCAGCGCGATAGCGCCGACCGCTGCGCGCTTCTGCGGGTCATCGATGGCGTTCATGATGTCGGCCAGTTGGCCGAATGCCTGCAACGGATCCTTGGCCGTGACGCCGAGCGCGGCGAACTTCTCGCTGTGCTTGCCCATCTCCACCGCCAGCTTGTTGATTGCCTTGGCAGTGCCGTCCAGGTCGCTGCCGGACTTCTTGGCAGCGGAAGCGAGGCCGGACAATTCCTCGACGCTCAGCCGCGTGGTCTTCGCCAGGTCGTTCAGGTGGTCCTGCGCGTCGATGGTGCTTTTGATCATCGCCGTGATGCCGGCGATGGAAAGCCCCACGCCGAGCACGCTGAAGGCCTGGCCGATGTTGGCGCTGACGCGGCTGGCGTTCGACTGGAAGCGGTTAAGGTCGTTGGTCGCCTTGTCGATCGCGCCGGTGAAGCGCGCCAGATTTGCGTTGAAGTCTACGGTAACCGACGAGGCCATTATCCGATTCCCAGTTTGCGTTTAAGCACTGCCGCACCGGCCTCGGCGGCGCGGACGATCAATTGCACGGCGGCGTGTTTTCGGCTCTCGAAGGTTTTTCCCACAAATTGCCGGCCGGGCACTTTCTTGCCGCCGCGGTGCGTAAATCCGTCATTCACGAAACGCCCGTAAAACGGATCGCCTTTTTTCTTGCGCAGGCTGATGTAGACGCCGAGCATGTCGCCGGACATTCTGCCTTTGTGAATTTTTGAATTCGCCACGCGGAAGCCGCGCCGCTTGAGCAGCCCGGTCTTGACCGGCACGGCGTCCTTGATGCCGCGCAGGACGTAGTTCGCGCCCTGGCGCAGCGCGCCGCGCATGACGCGGTCGCCGAGCTGCTGGCTATAGCTGTAGAGCGCCTTTTGCGTTTCGCGCAGGCCGCTGACGGTAATGATCTCTTCACTCATTTTTCGCAATCCCTCAAGCTGACCAGTTGTTGTACAAACAGCTCGACATCGGCGACGTCAAGCCACGCGCAGACAAAATCCAGCGCGCCCCAATCGATGCCGCCCATCAAATTCCACGCCTTGAGCGCGGCGCGCGCATCCGCCGGCGGTTCGCCCGGCCCGCCCGGCAGCTTTACGCCGGTGAGCCAGGCGGCGAGTTTTTTAGGCTCTCCTCCACCTTGTCGCGGTGCCGCGTGTAGCCTTCCATCACCGCGGCGGCGATGGCGTCCCAGTGTTCCGGGTGGTCGCTGATGTATTCGGCGAACAAGGCCTGCTCGAAGGCCACCGGTTCCGGCCCGCCGCCGGGCGCCAGTTGCAGTTCGCTGACATCTTTCCAGCCGACCACGTGGTTGAGGATCAGCGCGCTCTGCAGGACGCCCTGGCCGGCGGCGGCATCGGTCATGAGGCTCACTTCCAGGTCAGTCGGGCGGCGCACGATGAAGGTGATGCCGTGCGAGAGGACATCGGTCTCCCGCGCGCGGCGCAGGCGTTCGATCAACGGTTTTGACATGGCATGGCTCCGTGTGGATTACAGGCCGAATTACAGGCCGAATTACAGGCCATAAGTCGGCGCGCCGAGCAGGGCCACCGTGGCCGGGGTGGTGGTGATGCCCTGCTTGGCGCCGCCGACCATGCCGGAGAAGCCGACCGAGCCGTAAAACAGCACGAAGCGGCCATTCGGCCAGGTGATCTTGAAGGCCTTCGGCGTATCCGTGGTAAAAGCATCCAGCATCGCGGCCTGGCCCGCATTGGCGGGATCCCACTGGAAGGTGAGGCCGTAGTTGCGCGGCGTCGCGCCGACGACTTTTTGCACTTCGACGACATCATGCACGGTGGTGGCGTCGATGAATTTCGGCTCGCCGCCGTTGGGATTGAATTCGGACACCTGGGAAATTGCCGTGCCGAAAGTCACCTTTTGCGCCGTGCCGCTGGTGAAGGTGGTGAAGTTGGTGGTATCCAGGCCGCCCACGCCGTCCATCGCCTCCAACTGAAAAGACACGGTGGTCGAGACACTCAGCACCTGGAAGACGCGGTTGTTGACTTCCTTCATGCCCTCGACCAGGAGCAGGACAAAATCGCCGGCCACAAAGTCGTGCGTGCCGGTGAATACGCCGGACGATGCCTTGGAAATGGCGGTCAGTGTTTTGGCGGCGCCGAGCGCGGACTGCATCGTCATGGCAAGTCCTGAGTTGGTGTAAATGGTGGCCATATGAAATCTCCTTAAATAAGTGTGGCGGGGGAACCTTCCTGCGTGGCGTACACGGCCACGCAAGTGAGGGTGACTTCGGCGTATTGCGGCACATCGTCTTCGGTGACCACAACGGCCTGTTCGGTGCTCACCAGCGCCAGCGCATGCAGTTGCGGCAGCGCCGCCTGCAGCGCGGCGAAGGTGAGTTTGGTTTCGACTTCGGCGGCCAGCGCGTCCATCCTGACCTCGACGGTCTCGCGGTCGTTATTGCCGGGCAGACGCAGGCGGCCGGCGATGACCAGGTTCGCCGTGCGCGAATAAACCGCCGGGGCGTCGGCGCTGATTTTCTCGGCCGCTTCGCCGTCGCTGAAAATCATCAGGTAGGGCATCACCGCGCGCGTGGCGGGGATGCGCGATTCGAACACCTGGCCCCAGGCGGCAGGCGAGACGCGCAGCAGTGTGGCGGCGGCATCCATGATCTGCTGGCGGGCGTGGCTCATGGCTGCCAGACCTTCTCGGTGTCCAGCAATTGCTGGATGGCGATCGGCACGCGGGTGATGAAGTCGCCCGCCTCGATGCGCCCCTGGTAGTTGGTCCAGTGGCCCACCAGCAGAATGATCGCGTCGCGCACGATATCGGGTATCGTCTGCTGCACCTTTTGCGCCGTGCCGCCGGTGAAGGCGGCGAAGCCGGCGGTGGAAATGCCGCCGTCATTGCTGAGTTTCGCCAACTGAAAAGTATCCGCGGCCTTGGCATACACGCGATAGATGCCCTCGTTGAGTTCCGTCATGCCGGTCACCGCCAGCTTGACCAGGTCGCCGTCGGCGTAGCCATGCGCCACGCTGGTCGCTACGCCGGGCGTGGCGGCAGTAATCGCGGTGATCGTTTTGGCGGCTTCCAGCGCCGCCGGGGCATAGCCCGCCAGGTACTGCAAACGTACGGCGTTGCGCTCGCCGCGCGGGTTGGGCCAGGAGACGCCATACGCGGCGCGCACAAAGGGCAACTGCGGAAAATTGTCCAGCACATAATCGGCGCCGGCGACGGTTTGCAGCGCGCCGTCGCCATCGATGTATTTGAGCGAGACGACCGATACCACCGGCGGCGATTTGAGCTCGAATTCGGTGCGGAAGGCGTCGTAGCGCAATTCCAGCGTCTGCGGCATCAGGCTGCGGCGCAGGTAGCCTTCGGCCCACACGCGCGCCTCGGTGAGGCGGCGGGTGAGCACGCCATCGCTGGCCGTGTCGGTGATGCCCAACTGGGCCTTGGCCTCGGTCAGGGTGACCGGCTCGGCGGTGGGCGGGGTGATGATGTTCATTTTTTCCGGCTCACGCGGGCTGTCTGGCTGCCGTCCGCAATGATGGCCTTGTTGTGGATCGCTACCGGCTGCCCGGCTGGGCGCGCCCAATCCGGCGGGATGGCGGCGGCCAGATAAGCGGACAAATCCGCCTGCGTACCGGCGATGAATTGCTCGGTAGTACGGCCGTCTTGCGAACCCTTGAAGTCCTTGAGAATGTCGTAGATCATGGTGATTTCCTTTCCGGCGGGCCTAAATGTTGGTTTGCGATGGGTGCCGAATGGTCGTAATTTTTCTCTATCTCTGCGGCGGTGGGCAGGGTTTCACGCGGTGTAAAGCCAAGCGTCAACGCGCCGATTTCATCTACGTTGAACTCAATGTCCAGCGTGTCGTAACCGTACAATCTGGACGCCTTTGGGTAGCAGGAATCCATCAGGGTCGTTGTTTTCGGTAAGTGAATATCCAGCCCGCGCGCGTGGGCCTGACCTAGCCAGAACTCAACACATGCCCGGCCTTTTTCTGCGTCGTGTACGTTGGGGTAGGTGTAATCCATGCCGAACAGACTGATCTTCGTTGCGCCGGTATGGATGGCAAACGCCACGGCATAAGCGGCGGTGTTGTTGAAGTAATCGTGGCCGAGGTGGTTAAGCACATCTTCAAGCGGGAACTCGACCAGCGCCGGATAATCTGGATGCGCGCGGCTTGTGACTACCGGGACTGGGCTGGTTTTAATCCAGTCCACCAGCGCGGCTATGTTTGACGCCGGGGCTGCTTTGGCGCGGATTTCCTGAATCCTGATGTCATCCATGTGGAAAATCAGGTCGCAGGCGAAAACGTCGCCCAGCGCATTAATAGCCCAAGTTTCATCACAAAACCGATGCCGCCCGCCCGCGCGTTTAGTCAGTTCAAGGTATTGGTCGAGGCTGGGGCCTAAACCTAAAATCGCAATGTGCTTGCTCATACCATCAAATCCCAATTGATGTTTCCGAGTTGCCCGTTAAACCCCTGGTAAACCGGAATCGGGAAAAACCGAGCAAGCATTTCAATATCACCGACATCCATCGATAGATCGGGCGATTCTGCGCGCTTCTTTCTGACGATTGCGCTGATGTTGTATCCGTACACGCCGACGCTGGCCTGACTGCAATCGAATCCAGCCAATATCAAGCGATATAACAACAGTCCTTCATTCCACAGCGACACATGACCGCCGACGATTTCATGCTTGGCTGGCGGCACGGTGATCGCCAGCACCCCGTCATCTCGCAGGTCATGGAAGCATTTCTCCAAAAACAAGCCGACATTAGGCATGTGCTCAAGAACATGGCTGGCCCAGATTCCGTCTACGGGCGAGAATCGGTGATCCATGTAATCTGCCACAACGTCAGCGGGCAGGCGTAATGAAATTGTCGTTACTGACATTCCATTGTTGCGCATTATTTGCGCTTGTTTGTTGTCCCCCGCTCCAATATCAATGACTGAATTAAGGCCGTACTGAATGAATCTATCGAGTGCCTCGTTTGCAAACATTGTCATTTCTCTCTCACCAGAAATTAAAAATGCCGGTGACGTTGTCCGGCGTCGCATTGGATGAGCAAGGCGACCGTATCCCCTGTCAAGGATTTTTATTACGGGTTGGCCGTGGGTGCGAGCGCCGGACTGTGCAGGATGGCGGCCACGCCGACCACGCCGGCCGAGGTCGCGCCGCTCTTCACTGCGTCGCAAGACACGTAGCGCTTGTTGCCGATATAACCGATGCGCTTGGTGACCTCCTTGGTGGTGCCCGCCGTGCGCGGGGTGGCCGCGGGCAGGCTGGCCAGCGCTTCGGTGCCGAGCAAATCGGCGGCGGCGACGCTGGTCATGGTGCCGGTCACGTCGCCTTCCTTGACCACCAGCGTGACTACCGTGCCGGTGGTGGTGACCGAGCCGTAGGCGGCCAGGAACTCGACGCCGCCATAGCCCTGCCGGTCGATGACCAGCCCGGTCAAGGTGGCGTTGGCGCCGATGGCGACCGGGACAATGGCGGTTTTGCTGCGGATGTTGTCGTGCAGGTCTTTAATGCTCATGATATTTTCCTTTAAAAAATACCGGAGAAGATTGCCCCGGCACAATTGAAAATGCCCACCGAAGTGGGCCCTGTTTGCTCTGCATGATGCTCGGCTCTGTATTGCTACAGCAGCTTGTCTACCAAGTCGCCGTATTGCTGCAAAATATCTCGCGCCCATGAAACCTTATCCTGAACGCGCTGCCCTGCTGGTTGGCTTTTAACCCACAACTCAAGGTTACCGGGCGAATTGTCTGCGCGGTTTCCATTCTTGTGATGAACATTTTCCGTCGATTTCAAGGGGCGTCCGATCAATTCGCCAATGACCTCGCGGTGCTGCAAGACAATTCCAGACACCCCGTTGGCGTGCGGACTGGATCGGTCAAATCGAATGACGTATCCGCCTTTTCTGACGTGCCAAACTTTTGAGCGACCGTCTTGAATCGTGCCTCCGAGCGGGTCGCCGAACTTTTTCATTTTTGCGTAATGGTTACCGCATAAATGCAAAGCCATAGCGTTGCTATTACAGCCCTCAACCTTGCAGGTTTTCTGCGATAGGTTTGGAAGCCTATCTGGCCGACCTGTTTCCAGAACGCCGAGCCTTCTAAACCTGTGATAGTGCTTAATGCACAACCCGCGCTTAACTGCTTGCCTGTCACACCCAACAGCATCACACCCCTCACCGTTTCGCTTCGGGGAAATCTTGAGCGGTGCCGTGGCGCTACCAAGCCTGCGTAATCTTTGGTAGTGCATGTTGCAAAGTCCAGCGCTTTTACTGCCCCTTCCGCATCCTTCTATCTTGCAGCTATCCATGCTCTTACTCCTTGTGAAGTAAGAGCATGATATCAACTAGAACCAAACATTACTAGCTTGTAGCCATGCGGAGCCACTTTATTGCCTCGAAATTTATTATGCCACCGCCAAAGCGTCTCCTAAAATTAAACTTGGTTGTGCCTTTTGCGGTAATATTGTCCCTTATAAGCGTCGTTCCGGCGCGGTTGACGATGGTGTAGGCGCGCTTGAAATTGCCGAACGCCAGGCTCAGGCTGCCGGCGCCGATGTCGGCGACGTTGTCATCCACCTCGACCGGGTTGCCGAGGAAGCGCCCGCCAAACGCGGCGGCGGGATCGGGCTGCCACAGGTAGTAGCTGCCGCTCCCGTCCTTGAGCTGGCGCATGACGCCCAGCGTGGCGTCATTCGCCAGCCACACCGCGCCGGGGCGGTATTGCGCCTTCAGGGCATGCTGCAGGCTGACGATCTTGTCGGCCGGCGCCACGGAGGCGAACGCCGCAGACTTGCCGGAAGCGATGTAGCCGACGCTGCCCCAGGCAAAGCTTGAATTCGCCACCATGGGATACGCCGCGATGCCGCGCGACTTGCCCACCCCGTTGCCGGTGATGAACTCAGCGCCGGAGCCTTCGGCAAAGCCGATGGCGGCCTCGTCAGCGAGATCCGTTTCAAGATTGATGAACGCGTCTTGCAGCGTCTCATTGTGCACCCAGGGCTCCACTTCGGCCGGAAAAACCTCGATGGCGATCTTGGTGAATTTCGGCTCGGGGGTTTCGCCTCCCGTGGCGCCGTCAGCCGCCCGGCGCATCGTCATGCCGCTGGTCTTGACCAGTTTTTCATACTTGGTGGTGCCGATGGTGACGGTGTTCGCCAGCCGGTTCATCACGCTGACGGTGCCGGCGATGCGGTCGATTGCGGCGTCCATTTCCGGCAGCACCAGATAACCGCCGTCGGGATCGCTGCCGGTGTTCATCGCCTTGAGTTGCAGCTCGGCCAGGTTGGTATCGTCGCCCTTGCGCAAAAAACGGTTGAATGCCTTGCGGTATTCGGCCTGTTCGGGCGTGAGGTCATCCTTGCCGGCCAGCGGGCGATTGGCTTTCTTTTCGAATTCCAGCATCTGCTTGCCGATGGAAGCGAGTTCGGCGTTGATCTTTTCCACCTTCTCGGTCAGATCGGATGGCGCGTAGCCTTTTGCTTCAATGGCGGCAAGCCGCGCGTCGTTGGCCTTCTGAAACGCGTCCCAGGCTTTACCCTGGTCGGTAACCAGTTCTGCAATGTCTTTGATTTCCATGATGGGTCCTTTATGAATGGTGGAGTGGCATGCCCCGGCGTTTGACCGCCTCGGCGAGGTGCTGCATTTCGCTCTCGACAGACTCACTCTGCGACAGGCTTTTCACGCGGCTGATGAAGGCCACGGCTTCCTTTCGGGAGAAGCCTGCATCGCGCAGGGACTTTTCCGCGTCACGGATACTTTCAATGATCTCGATGCTTTTCACGTTCTGCACGCGGGCGGCGTCATTGGCCGGAAAGGTCACCAGCGAGACTTCCCACAGGTCGACTTTTTTCAGCGTGTTGATGCCGGTCACCCGGTCGTAATTTTCGTCGCGCACCTGGTAGCCGATCGACAGGCCGGACAGCGCGCCCATTTTCATCAAGGAATAAGCTTCGGCGCCGCGCACGGTGGCCATGGCCAACTGGCCTTCGACTTTCAGCCCCAGGCTGTCTTCGTCCATCGCGGTATACACGCCCAGCGGCTCGGCGCTGCGGTGCTGCCAGAGCATCGCGGGCAGGCGGTTGGCGGCTTTTTGCGCAGCCAGGGAATCGGCAAACGCACCGGGCAGGACGATGTCTCCATAACTGTCTTCGAGGTTGAAGACGCTGCCGTAACCGGCAAAGGTGCCGGCGTCCGAAAGCGCCTTGAGCTGAAAAGGAAAATTCAGTGTTTTGTTCATGGTGTCGCTCCTTGTGCTGATTTATTTGCTGCCCTTGTTGCAATCCGTTTTGCAACCGTTTCTGCGCTTTGGGTCATGCCAGTAGCAGTATCTCGATTTCCCTACGCGGCCAAGGATCGGCCCTGGCCATGCCTGCAATATGCGAACCTTGCCCGCGCAAGGCGCCCCGCGAGCCATGATGCGTGCGAACCCGATCGGGGGTTTGCCCACCATGACCTCGCCAATACGTAACCGGATGCGACCCACCCTGCCCGACAACACGCGCCGCTGCGCCGGATAAAGTAGCCCCAGATCCAATCAAGTCCCCGCTCACGCCATGCGTTACCGAGCCGCCTGACCGCGCCGCTGCGCCAGCGACTACAGAACCGCCGCCGACCAGCACGCCCGAGGAAGGACGCGCCGTGGCACTGGAAGCCGTGCCAGCGACCGCCGAACCTTGCCCCGCCAATACGCCAGTCGAAGCGTGCGACCGCATGCGCGCAGCCGTGCCAGCGACTACAGAACCGCCGCCTGCCAGCACGCCAGAGGAAGGCCGCGCGGTCGCGCTAGAGGCCGTCCCCGCTACTGCCGCCCCTGTCCCTGCAAGCGCACCATCGGTAGCGTGGGTAACCGACCCACCCGCCCGTGCCGCTGAGCCTGCGACTGCCGAGCCGGGGCCAGTCAGCACACCCGTTGTTGCCATTGCGCGGAAGCGCGCAGCAGAGCCTGCTACCGTCGTCCCCGGCCCCGTCAGTGCGCCGGTGTTAGCGTGGACTCGCGTCCTTGCTGCGCTACCTACTACGGTCGATCCCGGCCCCGTAAGAGCGCCAGATGATGGGTGCGGAATGTTGTGCTGTGCAGACCCGACAACCGTGGAGCTTTGCCCCGTAAGAGCGCCGGTGCTTGTGTGAGTTACCGGAGCGGTGTAATCGACCGTGACCTTGGCGTAGTCCCATGAGTAGACAACGCTGGTCGCGTTATTGCCCGACCGCGCCCGCAGGTTCACCGTGAATGTGCCATCCAGCAAATCGTCGCGTGTCCAGCTACCGCCGCCGGGCCGTGCCATGCTGCTGTACGTCGCTATCGTATCGGTGGTAGGCTCGGTGTTATCCGAATTGTACGTACCGACTGTAGCGCCGATGGCCAGTGCGCTTTCCAGAAAGGCGATGCCGCCGGTGGTCGATACCTTGTGCTGTACTTCCAGCGAGACAGTGTTGATCGTCGCGCCGGACGGGATCGCCGCATCGAAACCAAAATTCGACAGGCTGTTGACGTTGCCGGTCGTATTCTTCGCCGCTATCGTGTAGGTCGCATACGCCGCGTCATCGGCATTGGCATTCGCCGGCGTAGTCCAGCTCGTGCCAGCCGCCGCAGTCGCAAACTGGGTGGTCGTGGCCATTACAGTACCGGACTATCGCGGAAGAGAAACCCCCGGCATGATCCCCTGAGCCGGTCGCGCTCGTTGGTGATGACCGGATTGCGGCCTATGGACACGATTATCCAGCCGCAATGCAGATCGACATAGGGCATCCGAAAATCCATGTGCACACCCAGAGAGGCATAGCGGGCGCGATACAGTTGCACCGCCCACCACGGCCCCCACCACAACCAGACCTTGCGATGGAGTCGCACGGCATGGCCCCTACGTTACGCGCTCAGTGCCGTGTAGCTGAGAGCCGAGCAGGAAACAGTATCGCCCGCAGCAACTGTCAGCCCATTCGTCATATTCACATCGCTACCTGATGCAGCCACTTCGCAGGTGATCGCCACCACATCGCCCGAGGTCTGTAGCGTCGCGTGACTGACCGCCGAAGCATTGCCTGCCGCGTTGGTGTCAGAAGCAATCGCGCCCGCCGTCGCGGTGCCCGAAGACGAAGCGCCGAATGCCGGGGTTGCGCACGTCAGCGTCGCTGCTATCGCGCCGGCTGACGAGATGCGGAAGCACAGCTTTGAGCCTGCGCCGTCCAGTTGATCGACTACGGCATTGGTTGCCGCATCCCTACTTGCTGTGCTGTGTGTGACCGCCATGATTATTGCTCCTTCGGTTGATTTATTTCCGCGACCATGCGCTGCGCCTTTTCAGCATCTTCGCCCTCAACTACGCTTGTCAGGTGATACGTTTCTTCTTTCCCGGTCGCCTTGCGCTTGATCTCTACGACCATGCGAAGCTCGCCAATTTGTCCTGTTAAATCGCTCATTCGATTACACTCCTGGATGAAACTGCCTCGCCTTTTTCGTTTCTTTGCAATGTGGTAACCCTGGGCGCTTTGACGGTATCAATAAGGTCTTTGGTTGCCTGTTCAATATCGTCTTGCCGGTGTCGCGCTGCATCACCGGCGCGTAATAATTCCGCAGAATTTTCGGCAACCGTCTCAAGCGCGGCTGTTACATCCGCGAGCGCCCCGGCGATCACCTTCTCACCGATGCCTCTATGCAGCGATGAGTCAACCATGACCGCGCCCTCGGCAATGGTAACGGCGGCGGGATTGACGGTGGTGCGCGCGTCCACATTAATCGGCGGCGCCGGTCTGTCCATCAAACCCGCCATGCTCTTGATCTCGGCGCGCAGATCGTCCTGCGCCCTGGCAATCTTGCCAAGCTGCGGATCCGCCGCCGGCGCGGTGCCGGTGATATTGGCGGGGATGCGCAATTTATCGCTGGACGGGTCGCCGTCCGGGTTCATGTCGAGGGCGGCGCGGCCTTCGTTGGCGGTCATCAGCCCGCCGTTCACATAGCCGAGCAGTACATCCTTGGTGGTCTCCGCCGACCCGCGCAGCAGGCCCTCTTCCACAAAATTCGGGTAGTACCCCGCAGCCCGCTCATCCGCGGTCAGCAGGTTGGCTTCGATGGATTGCTCGAGCCGGGAATACCACGGCGCGAGGCAATGAATGACGTGCGCGAGGAACATTTGTTCGGCGCTGGCGTAGGTGGTGTTCTTCGATTCCGCGCCGACCATGATGGGATTGACGCGGAAAAAACGGCACACCTCCTCGACCTGGTAGCGGCGGGTTTCAAGCGTCTGCGCATCGACGCCGGACATGCTGGTATTCAGCCACTTGGCGGCGCGGTCGAGCAGCATTGGCTTGCCGGTGTTCTCCAGGCCGCCCATTTCTTTTTCGATCCATGCCTTGAGCGATTCGTACTGGTCGGCCTTCAAGGTGCCATCCACCGAATAAATGCCTGCCGGGCGCACGCCGTTCTTTTGCAGCCTGGCCTGCTGCTCTTCGGTGGCCATGGAGAGGCCGATCGCTTCGCGCGCGAGCTGCATGACTTCGAGCCCCATCCATGAATTCCACGACGGCCCGCGCACATGCCAGATGGCGGCGGCCGGAAAAAGCTGCGTGTCGCCGTTCTGGGCGCGCACTTCATAACTCAAGGAGAAATCGTCGGCGCGCGCGACGGTGACGCATCCCGGATCGAACGGGATCAATTCCATAACGGCGCCGCGGCTCGAGCGGTTAATAAAAGAAAACGCGTTACCGCACAGCACGGCGTGCATCGCGAGCATTTCGCGGTATTCAAAACTGGTCTGCCAGGCGTTCGGCCGGCTGGCCAGGATGTCATAAAGTGGATGCCCTTTTGCCAGCAGCCGCGTTTTGCCGTCCGCGCTGCCCCGCATCAGCTTGAGCGGCACCTGGGCGATGCCCTCGCCGATGACCCGCACGCAGGCGAAGACGGTGGCGACTTCGACGGCGGTCTTGATGTTGATGACTTTGCCGGTCGCCGAAGTGCGCCGGCCCAGCATCTCGCGGATGATGTCGTAGCTGTTCCCCGACTTGCGCGCGAAGGCCGCCGCCAAACGTCCCATCAGGCCAGCCTCAGTCCGGCAACGAGGACGAATGCCCCCGCCGCGATGAAGCCCAGTGGCGGCCAGGCGGCCCAGGCGCCATAGGCAATAGCGGCGGCGCCGGCGACCAGCAACAGGTCAGGCAGGTATTTTTTCATGCGGCTTCCCAGAATGAAACGTCCTGCGCTTCGGTGGCCATCAGCCGGTTCATGGCGACGACGGTGGCGACGGCGGCGTCGATCTTATTGCTGTCGCGCAATTTTCGCGGAAAAATGTTTTCGTTGCGGTCCGGCTTGACTTCGACATTGCTCAGTTGCCAGACGTAGCAGCGGTTGGCGTCGTGGTGGAATCGCGGCTTGTGCGTGAACCCGCCTTGCGCGTCAAAATCGCCGGCGTCGACCAGCGCCTGGATCATCTTCATCGGTTCGCTCAGGTATTGCACGCGCTGCGGGATGTCGATGACTTGAATGCCTTCGCGCGCCAGGTTGCTGCCGAGCTGCTGCCCGCCGTACGGGTCTTTGGCGAGTTCGCGAATGACGACGGTCTCGGCGCTGTTCAGAATGTCTTCCTGGATTTGTTCGATGTCGATCATGTTGCCTGGTGTGACGATCAACAGGCCGGCATTCACCCAGGCCTGGTAGCGGGCGTTTTCCGGTTTGGCGACGGCGGCTTCAGGCACGTAGTTGCGGCTGATGAAATAATAATGGTCGGCATCATCCAGGCGGCGCTTGAAGCCCCACACGGCGCTGGCGATGTCCTGTTTGCTGGCCAGGTCGAGGCCGACGATGCACTCTTCGCCCTTGAACATGTCCAGATTGAGCGCGGGATCGCCCGCGCCCTTCAAGTGGTGCAGATTCAGCCATGGCGAGGCGGCGGCGACCCATTCGTTCAGATGTTTGGTCTTGAATACGTTCTGCTTGCGCGTGTCGCTGATGGCGTCGCGCTGTTGGGTCTTGAGGAACCCGGTATCGATGCTGATGCCGTAATTCGGGTTGGCCTTGATCAGCGCCGCTTCGCTGGTCCAGTCATCGCCTTCGTCAATGCCGAAGATGATGCCGAAGCGTTGCTCGTTTTCGATCAGCCCTTCGAGTATTTTTTGCAGCTCGTCCTGGTGCAGGTAACACGGGCCGCTGATGTCGCTCCCGGCGGTGGTGATCACCAGCATCAGCGGCTGGCTGCGGGCGCCCATTCCGGTTTGCATGGTGTCGTAAAGTTCGGCGGTTTTATGCTCGTGGTATTCATCGACAATCGCGCAGGAGGGCGATGCGCCGTCCCCGGGATTGCCGATCACCGGTTCATATTTGCTGTTGCTCTGCAATACCGACATATTCGTCGGACGCCGCGCGCTGGGCACCGTGACGCCGAATTTGTGGCGGAAAATCGGCGTCGCCCGCGCCATCAGCACCGAGGGCATGAAGACTTCCATCGCCTGATCTTCCGAAGTGGCGCCACTGTAAATTTCCGCGCCGAACTCGCCATCGACAGCAAACAGAAAGTTGCCAATGATGCTGGCCAGCGTGCTCTTGGAATTCTTGCGCGGCACGAACAGGTCGGCGGTGCGGAAGCGGCGCTTGCCGGTGTCGCGATGGACCCAGCCGAAGATGCTGGCCAGGATAAATACCTGCCAGGCTTCGAGCGCGATCAGCCCGCCGCGCGCTGCCCAGTCTCCCTTGATATGCGGCATCAGCGAGGCGAACTTGCAAATGCGTTCTGCCGGAAAGTATTGCACGCCTTCGTTATCGGTCAATTCCGGGTTGAAGAGGTAAGGGAAACCTTCGCCGCCGATGCGGTCGAGATCATTGAGGTGCCGCGCGCAGGCGAGGCGATGCCATTTGCATGACGGAATCCGCCCCTCGACGACATCGCGCGCATATTGAGTGGCGCGTTCGCTAAATTTGAGGGCTACAGATTCCATTTATCTTTACCAGGTGCGTCAAATATGTCGAGCTGGCGGTTGTTGCTGACGGCGACGCGCGAGCGTGCGCTGGGCGACATGCCGAACGCGGCGAGAAATTTATTTACCTGATCTTCGGCGCGCCGCGCGCAGACCCAGTGATGCGAATAAATCAAATTGCCGTTGGCCGTCGGCACCATGATGCCGTCGCCGCCAGTCCATTCTTCATCGGGCACCCCGGCAGCAGAGCGTTTCTCTTCGATCCGTTTCATGTCGGCGGCGAGGCGGGCCTTGTGCCAGACGTATTCCGCCCACGCCTGACAGTACAGCGTCAGCGCGGCACGGTCGACCAGTGCGATTATCCCGTAGCGCTCGAGCTCCGGCGTGATGCGCTTCCATTCCTTCTTCGCTTCCTTCCAGCACCAGGATGGGCAGTTCGGGATCTCGACCGACGGATTGAATTCGTCCAGCAGATCGATCGCCGGTTTCTTGCTCGGGTTGCCGCGCAGGTTATGCACGTTGGACGGCAACGGTTGCGGTCCTCGTGTTCCCATTTTGGCGCTCCAAATAAAAAGCCGCCATCGGCGGCAACAGAATTTCCCC